GGCGGTGGCGGTGGCGGTTCTAGCGCTGTTGGTAGTAATGGCGCTGCTGGCGTTGGTGGTAATGGCGGAGCGGGTACATCAAATTCTATAACTGGTTCTGCTGTAATTTATGCGGGTGGTGGTGGTGGCGGCGCACATACTACTGGTGGTACCAATGCAGGTGGTGGTGGTACTGGCGGTATATTTGGTAACGCGGGCGGCGCTGGTACAGCTAACAGAGGCGGTGGTGGCGGTGGCGGTGCAGGTAACTCCTCAGCAGGGCAAAACTTCGCTGGTGGTAATGGAGGTTCAGGGGTTGTAATACTTTCTATCCCCACAGATAGATACTCTGGATTTACTACAGGAGCGCCCACAGTTGTGGTATCAGGTTTAAACACTATTATGACTTTTACTAGCTCAGGGAGTTACACAGCATGAGTCATTTTGCTAAGGTTTTAAATAATGTTGTTACTCAGGTTATCGTTGCCGAGGCAGAGTTCTTTGATACGTTTGTAGATACATCTCCGGGGGAGTGGATACAGACTAGCTATAACACATTTGCAGGACAGCATCCAGAAGGTAGACCATTGCGTAAGAACTATGCAGGTATTGGATACACATACGATAGAGAACGTGATGCTTTTATCCCACCTAAACCAGAAGGTGACTGGGTATTGAATGAAGAGACATGTCAGTGGGAAGAACTTCCTGAGGAATAATCATGGATACATTCGATCTTTTAGTAAAAGGCTGGCCTATTTTACTGGCGTTGATTACGCTGATTATTGTGCTGTCTAAGTTAGACCTACGAGTTGCTGTATTGGAAGAGAAAGTTAAAGCGCTGTTTGAACAAATGAACAAAATGAGGGATAAATAATGGAAAACGAATTACTAAAGATTAAATTAGAAGCTCAAACTGAGTTGGCTAAATTGACTGCTGCATCCCCTGCAAAAGAAGTAGCGGGTAAAGCTATTGGTACGTATGGTCTGCCAGCAATTGTAGTTATCGTAATTATTGGCGTGTTAGCTAGTTTACAGTTAGACGAAGGCAAGATGGCTGCTGTGATGGGTCTGCTTGGTGCGTCTTTGACTGCGCTGATTTCTATGCTTAACAGTATTGCAGGATCAAACACAAAAGAAGACAAGCCTGAGTTTGAAGTAATGAAACAATTGATTGAACGCTTAGATCGTATGGCTGATCGTGATCCTATGTCTGTCCAAATAGATGGAGACAAGGTAACGGTACGTAAAGGCGAAGAACAATTTACATCGGGGAAATAATATGCTGCCATTACTTGTACCAATCCTAACTCAACTTGCAGGCGCAGGCATGCAGAAAGTCGTTGATTCTGTATTAGATAAAGGCGTATCCGCAGTTGAAGAAAAGTTAGGCATTACTTTAACTCCAGACGCTGACGGCAAACTATCAGACGACAAACTCTCATCGCTAAAAGAAGCTGCAATGAAGCATGAGGAGTTTATGTTTGAGCAAGAAGTTAAAGACCGTAGCAGTGCAAGACAGCGTGAAGTTGATATTGCATCTAACGAGAACGTACCACTAATCAATAAGATCATTACCCCAGCACTGGCTATCTTTGTGGTACTGGCATCATTTGTATTGTTTGCTATTTTGATCTTTGTAGATGTGCGTCCTGAAGCTAAAGACATTCTGATCTACATACTGGGTGTTTTATCTGCGGCGGTTACTCAGATTCTTTCATACTACTTTGGCTCATCACAAGGCAGCAAGGATAAGTCAGAACTAATGGCGCTAAAGAAATGAACCTGTCCCCTAACTTCACATTAGAAGAGATGACCGCTAGTGAGACAGCGGAACGTCACGGCATCGACAACACGCCTGATAATGATGTGCTGATGAACCTGCGCCGTCTTGCTTTGTTCTTAGAAGAAGTGCGTACTGTTGTTGGGATGCCGTTACGCATAAATTCTGCGTTCCGCAGTGTGGAAGCAAATAAAAAAGTTGGTGGAAAAGCAACAAGTCAGCATTGTAAGGGGGCTGCGGCAGATATAAAAGTAAAAGGCATGACCCCTGACCAAGTTGTCAGAGCGATAATCAAAGCAGGTTTAAACTACGACCAAGTAATTCGGGAATTTGACAGTTGGACGCATGTTAGTATTCCTAACACAAAAGACGAGAAACCGAGGAAAATGGCGTTAGTTATCGACAAAAATGGTACTAGACCATTCCCTAAGTCTGAGGTTTAAAAATGCCATTACAACAGCTACAGTTCCGTCCGGGCGTAAATCGTGAAGGTACTACTCTTGCCAATGAAGGTGGTTGGTTTGACGGCGATAAAATACGTTTTCGCTCTGGCTATCCTGAAAAAATTGGTGGCTGGGAGTTATTGTCGTCTGGTACGTATTTAGGTACGTGTAGATCACTCTGGAACTGGGTCAGTTTAAACTCGTTTAACTTAATGGGTGTAGGTACTGAGCTAAAGTTTTACATTGAGTATGGTGGTACTTATTACGACGTAACCCCTATTCGTAGAACAGCAACTTTAAATAACCCATTTGCTACTGTATACGATTCGCCAACTGTTACCGTTACGGATGCAGCTCATGGCGCTATTACTGGGGACTTTGTAACTTTCTCCGGTGCCACTACCGTAGGCGGGCTTAATTTAAATTTCGAGTATCAAATTACATACGTTGATACCAATACTTATACAATTACTGCATCATCTCTTGCAACAGGTACGGTAGCTGCTGGTGGTGGGGCTTCTGTTTCTGCTGCGTATCAGATCAATAACGGTACTAACGTTGGCTCTTACCAAGTAGGATGGGGCGCAGGTCTTTGGGGTGGTGTACTTACAGGTGTTGCGCTAAGTCAGTTAAATGGTGCTATTAATAATTCTGCTACTACCGTAGTAGTAGATTCAACCACAGGCTTCCCTGCCGCTGGCACTATCCTTATAGATTCAGAATTAATTACTTATACAAGTAAAACAGGTACAAACTTTCTTGGGTGTACTCGTGGAACATTTGGTACAACTGCTGCTTCTCATTTAGATAATGCCCTAACATATAACGCTACTAACTACTATGGTTGGGGTCAGTCTGCGTCTCAGACATCTAATACTCAGTTGCGTCTATGGAGTCAGAGTAACTTTGGTGAAGACTTACTGTTCTCGCCAAGACAAGGTGCGTTATATCTATGGCAGCCGGGTACTGGGTCAAGTCCAAATGTCACTACAAGAGCTACGTTAGTTTCTGGTACAGATGTTCCATCTTCTATAAACGACATTATGGTGTCGGACTCTTCACGTATCGTTATTGCGTTTGGATGTAATGACTACGGTGCATACGGAACTACCCCGCAAGACCCATTATTAATTCGTTGGACAGCGCAAGAAAGCTATACCGACTGGACACCTACAGCTATTAACCAAGCAGGTAGCTACCGTCTATCCCACGGCTCAAGAATTATTGGTGCGTTACAAACCCGTCAAGAGATTGTTGTATGGACGGATGCCGCTATTTATTCCATGCAGTATTTAGGGCCTCCGTATGTGTGGGGTTTTACTTTATTAGCAGATAATATTTCTATCGTCTCTCCAAATGCGATGGCAACAGCTAGTGGTGTTGTGTACTGGATGGGTGTAGATAAATTCTATGTTTACTCAGGCCGTGTAGAAACTCTGCCATGTTCGGTGCGTACTTATATTTATGATGATATAAATCGTGAACAGTTCTCTCAGTTCTTCTCTGGCACTAACGAGGGCTTTAGTGAGATATGGTGGTACTACTGCTCCGCTGACTCTGCTGTTATAGACCGTTACGTCATATTTAATTATCTTGATCGTGTGTGGTATTACGGCACACTAGGTCGTTCGGCTTGGTTGGACTCACCATTAAGGGACTATCCTATGGCTGCTACATTAGGTAATCAGATTGTATTCCACGAAGCGGCGGTTGATGATGGTACTACTAACCCAGCTACTGCTATATCATCTTATATTCAATCATCTGACTTTGATATTGGCGATGGTCATAACTATGGCTTTGTGTGGAGAATGATTCCTGATATTACGTTTGATGGGTCAACTACACCTTCACCACTAACGCCGTCCGTTACTATGACCATGCGCCCAAGACAGAATCCGGGGTCACCTTATGGGACAGCCCCTTCACCTACGGTTGCGTCTACACAAAACTACGGTGCGCAAAATGTGTATAACGTGCAAGAGTTTACTGAGATTATCTATACCAGAGTGCGTGGCAGACAGATGGCGTTTAAGGTTGCATCAGATACATTAGGTACATCATGGCAGTTAGGTGTTCCACGTATGGATGTTAGGCCGGACGGGAGACGCTAGATGAGTACAGGAACTTTAAGAGCGCCATCTTTACCGCTTGCACCTGTTGAATATGATAGGCAATACCAAGACACACTTAATAATGTATTACGTCAGTATTTTGCCCAAATAGATAACCCCGGACCATCTGCTGCATCAACACTGCGTCCAACTTCAAATGTTGTAATTGCAGCATTAAACCTTAGTGAAGTAAACCAGACTACAGGGTTACGCCAAATTAGCTGCCCAACAGAGGTGGAGTACGCTGCGGGCAAGTTAAGGACTGGGGATATTTACTATGATACGGCTACGTACGTTCTTAAGATTACGCCATAAATGACCCCCCAAGACAGAGCCTTGATTATGGTCTATGAGTCTGTTAAACATAGACTCCCGTTTGGGTTTGACCAATACGCTGAAGCAATAAAAGATTTTGACATTATTCCCTTAACTCAAGAAGGTAGAGTTATAGGCGGGGTACTAGCTAAAGGTAATGAAATACATGTAGGATACGGTGTTAAGCCAAGAAGCTCTATACGCCCACATATCAAGGCGACTTTAAAAGCCATGATAGATCAATATGGATATGTAATAACTGCTGTTATGGCAGACAATAAGTCAGGTTTGAGGTTCTGTGAACGTCTAGGATTTGTCAAACTTGGTGAAGAAAACGGTACAATTAAGCTAAGATGCGACAGGAGTAATTACTCATGAGAATCCCTAATAAATTTAATGGCTATATGTCTGATGGGCGTAGACTATATCCTGACCCAGCTACGTCGGCTATTATGGCGTCCGCGCTTGCTAAAGGCGCTACCGCTGCCACTGTCGCTGCTCCTACTATAACTGCTGCCGCTGTCCCTTTGGCTACCACTGCTGGCGCTTCTGTTATTCCGGGTGTTGTTGGCAGTGCTAATACACTTGCTGGTTTATCTGCCGCCGCTCCTGCTGCTACTACCGCTGGCACTCAACTTGGTACTACCGCTGCATTAGAGACAACCAAGCAAGGAATTATTCAAGGCGCTATGGAAAAACAGGCTGCGGAACTAGCAGCCCAAGAAGCAACGAAACAAGCGGTTGCTAACGGAGCTAGTAATGTAAACAACTTGTCGGCAAGTTTAAATAACAGCGGCATCATGACTGATGCGGGTATGAAAAACGTAGCTCCAAATATCATACAACAACCTAGTGGCCTATCACTGGAGCAGCAGGCGCTCAATATGCCTGTAACAAATACGCCTGTTGCTCCTCCTGTATCTCCTACTCACGGACTACAGTCTGCTACTACACCGTCTCCTGTTAACCCCGGATA